CGGCTTGCGGCTATCAAAGTGGACAATGATCTTGCTGTTGAAGGCGCTGAAGCTGCGGCGAATAAGGCCCTCGAAGTAATCATCCGCAAACTGTGACCATCGAGCTACCTCACCGCTTCACTCCTCGCGACTACCAGCTTCCGGCGTGGCGAGCTATGGACGAATTGAAGCGCGTCTTGCTGGTGTTTCATCGGCGCGCAGGCAAGGACAAGCTCTGCTTCAACAAGCTCATCGAGCGGGCGATCCAAACCAAAGCGAACTACGCATATTACTTTCCCACCGCTGCTCTCGGCAGGAAAGCTCTCTGGCTGAACGTGGACGTTGCCAACGGGATGCGCGTCATTGACCACGTTCCGAAGGAGCTACTGGCAAAGCCGCCGAATCAGACAGACATGCGAATCGAGCTTATCAACGGCTCTACGATTCAGATCCTCGGCACTGACAACCTGGACGTCGTGGGCGGTAACTACTACGGCGTGGTGTTCTCGGAGTTCCAGAATCAGAACCCTCTGGCATGGGACTACACGCGGCCAATCCTGGCGGAGAATGGCGGCTTCGCGTGGTTCAACGGCACTCCACGCGGCGAGAACCATTTCTTCGACATGCTCAAGACGGTGAAGACGAATCCGTCATGGTTCGCCCAGGTTCTTAGTGTGGAGGATACTGGCGCAATCAGCCTCGCCGACATTGACGAGGAACGCCAGTCAGGGATGTCTGAGCCTCTCATTCGGCAGGAGTTCTATTGTGATTTCAGCATTGCCAACGAGAGCGCGATCTATGGCCGATACATGACGGCAGCAGCGGCGGAGGGCAGAATCGGGGAGTTTCCGATAGATGGGCGTTCGCCTGTCCATACGTTCTGGGACTTGGGCGGCCCGCGCAATACAACCGTTTGGTATGGTCAGCGTGTGGCGTTTGGCTGCTGGCGCTGGCTGGATGTGGACATCGGCCTAGAAATGACTGTGCAGGAGCGTTACGCCCACATGAACGCCAAAGGCTACGGCTACGGGAAGCACTTCATGCCTCACGATGCGCGCCAGACACAGCGCAACGGCGTGACTTTCGAGACAGATGCTCTCTCCGCAGGCTTCAAAAACATCCAAGTCGTCAACCGCATTCCTGACGTGTGGATGGGTATCGACTACGTTATGGGGCTGTTTCCGTCGTTCGAGTTCCGACTGCCATCCTGTGAGCGCGGGGTGAAGGCCATGAAGGCTTACGAGTCCGCGCCAGATTCATCCAGTGGCGTCGTGAAGAATGTTCCGCTCGGCACCTGGGCCGCTCACGTTGCTGATGCCGTGCGCACGATGGCGGAGGCTGACAGGCTTGGCTTGATTCCAGGCTACAACTCACCTGAAGGACCACGGAGGCGGCAAGAATGGCAGCAGACATGACGCCCTACGAACAGGCTCAATGCGTGGCACGCCGTCTCGGGATGGACTTCCACCGGATGATCAACGATCATCTAGAGCATGGTTACGTCTATTCGACTCCTGAGAGCTTCATCTGCGCGATGGATACGGCTCGGGACTTTGGAGAGTATGCTGAGCCGGGAATCTTTGTCACTCTCGCTGTGGGCAACATTGACCATTTCATCTCAATTGACCCGCACAAGGAAAAGCGGAAGTGGCTGGGATTTTGCCGTGAGGATGGCGGAGAGGTGCATTGGATACCTTGGGAGCGGCTCATTTCCCGCTTGCGGTAGATCGTATATGATAGATGATGGCCGCGCAGAGTGGACAAGCGGCAAGTCACGAGGCTCATAACCTTGGATCACGGGTTCGATTCCCGTCTCTGCAAAAATTTCATTTTATACGATTATGGGAGGCTCCGCGAAAAAACCCAAAGCACCACCACCAGCGCCCGCCCCGGTGCGCGCAGACTCCGCGGCAGGCGAGCAAGCCGCAATCACTGCCGGGCGTCGTGAAGGTCTGCGAAAGACGATCAATCCTGATAACCCGCTCGCCCCAAAATCTGCGCTCGGCAGCATTGGCGCGCTTGGCGGCGGCGGTGAAGGTGCGATGGTCAACACCTACACGCCTCCATCAATGGGTATGAAGCCAAAGATCAATTTCCAAGGAGGGCGATCCGCCTAGCATGAACGACGAGGGCACCGATCAGACGAACCGATGGATCAAGTGCTACACGCGGCTAAAAGACCAGCGTGTGAGCACTCAGGATCAAATCTGGCAGGACATCGCCAACTATGTCAGCCCGCGAAAGGCTGGCATCACGTCCAAGCGATACATGCCAGACGCGAACGTGGAGGCTCAAACCTACGATGCTACGGCGACTGATTCGGTGCAACGTGCGGTTGCGGCTTACACTTCTTGGACGACTCCAGCTAGCCAGCCTTGGCTTGCGCTCAAGCCTACGCTTCGCTTGAAGAACGATGACGCCGTGAAGGGATGGCTCTCGGAGTGCTCGCAGATTCTCAATCAGGAAATCAACAGCAAGAGCAACTTCCAGCTTGAACGGCTCGAAGCGGTTGCCGATCTTTGGAACTTCGGCACCACGGCAATGTTTAGCGAGATGGGCGAGGGCAACCGGTTACGCTTTGAAAAGATCAAGATTGGTACCTACGTCTTTGAGCTTGACCCGTTTGGTAAATGCTTTCGATTTATACGCGAATTTGAGCTTACGGCAGAGCAGGCGGAGCAGAAGTTCGGAGAGGAGAACCTGCCAAAGTGCATCAAGGATTGCATGGCAGCGGACGGTACAAAGGGAAAGAGCTTCAACTTCATCCACATTGTAGAGCCTCGCGAGCCGTCCAAGGTCGGAGCGTATGGCTACAACGTGAAGACCAAGAAAAAGTATCTGTCCGCCTACGTTGAACTCAGCTCGTCGAAGATGGTGCAAGAAGGCGGATACGACGCCATGCCGTTCACCGTGGGGCGTTACTTGTCCTATGACTCGCTCATCGGGAATGCTGGCTGGGGCTACGGCCCTGGCTTTGCTATCTTGCCGGAAGCGCGCCAGCTCAATTTCATCCAGCAGATGATGGATGTCTTTGCGGAGAAGCAGGTTTTCCCGCCGATCATGGTTCCTGACACGTTTGAAGGGTCACTAAAGACTGCCGCTCGGGCGCTGAATTATTACCCGTCTGGAATGGGGCCGGAAAGCATTTATCCAGTGCCTGTCACCGGTGAATGGAGCGTTGCCTTGGAGCGTGTGAAGATGCGGCAGGACATGATTAAGCGGCTGTGCTCGCTCGACATGTTCCAGATGTTTTCGCAGATCGACCGCGAGATGACCGCCTACGAGGTGGCACAGCGGGCAGGCGAGAAACTGGATACCGTGGGGCCGATCTATCACCGCGACGTGAGAGAGACAATCGAGCCTCATCTACGCCGTGCCTTTGAGCTATGCGCGGAAAATGGACTGCTTCCACCGCCACCGCAGGAGGCATACGAGATGGTAGGCCGTGGATTCGTTCAAGTGGCAGACCCTGAGATTGCTTTGACCTCCCGCCTTGCGATGGCGATTGACGCATGGAACGCCAGAGGTTCCGATGAGGTTATGCAGACCGCCGTCGCCCTCGCCGCTGTTGATCGTGGCATCATGGACAATCTCGACACTGGTTTCTACATCCGCGAGAAGTCCCGGCTTGTCGGCGCTCCCGAAGGGCTTCTCCGCAAGCGCGAGGAAGTCGAAGCCATCCAGCAGTCACGCGCGCAGGCTCAAGCAGCACAGCAAGCGGCCATGATGGCGAAGGACGCCGCTGGTGCCATAAAAGATGTTGGCGGCATGGAAAAAGTAGGCGAGTTAATGGGAGCGTAATCATCACCGCTCAATCATCACATGACGCCCACCGCCGCCGAACTCCTAACGCCGCTCACTGCCGACGAAAAGCCGCAGGTTTTGAAGGCCGCGCTTCGACTCTTCGACAAGGACGACTTCCAACTTGTTTTCCGCTCACTGAATGCAGACGTGGGCGGCATCCTGAATCCAGCCTTTGAACTCGGCGGAGACGCCATCAAGGCCGCGTTTCGTGAAGGGCAAAAGGAGCCGCTTCGCTGGCTGTTCACGATGTTCCTGAAAGGCATTCCCGAAGAGAAACCAACGACACAAGAGACATGATCACAATCACCCCAGACAACCAAATCGACCGCGACGGCGAAATCATCGGCAGCATCATCGGCGAGATCGCGTGGATGAAGGCCAAGCCAGCCGGGCGCATCGCTGGTCAAATCCGCCAAGCTGCTGGAATCAATGGACTCAAGTTTGAAGTCTCCGATGCGCCCGATGAAGCCCCCCCACTTTCCGCCGTTCAGGTCGTCGATACCCTGAACGTGTCGGAGCCTGCCGCCGTTTGTGATGATGCGGCGGCAGGCATTGCTTTTTACATCGGTTCCGACTGGGGCACGCCCGGCACCGCCTACTTTGCGCGGTGTTTCATCAACCACTACGGCAACGACGGCTATTCGCAGTATTGCAAAGCCAACGGCATCTAATACTTCCCTATGGAAACCGAAACCACAAAAACGGCGGAGACAGCATTGCAACAGCAGGCTGCCACCACAACCAAAACAACAGCACAAACACTAATCGAGGCCGCGCCGTCCACAGCGACGCGCCCCGAATACCTGCCAGAAAAATTCTGGGACACAGCGAAGGGAGAGCCAAAGGTTGATCAACTCGCCATCTCCTACACCAATTTGGAAAAGGCCTTCTCTTCCAAGTCACAGGCACCAAATAAGCCGGGGGCTGACGCCACGCCAGAGCAGCAGGCGCAATACTTCGCTGACCTCCGCAAGTTCACCGGAGCGCCTGAGAAGCCGGAGGATTACGGCATCAAGGCCCCAGAAGGTAAAGAGCTTGCTCCCATCGCTGGCGACTTTGCCAAGCTCGCGCATGATTACTCCGCAGCGCCCGAGTTTGTTCACAAGGCCGTTGATCTTTACAACAAGGCCATGGGTGATTTGGTTGCACAATCTGAAGAGGTTGCAAAGTCTGCGCACAAAGAGCAATTTGTTGACGCTCTCACAAAGGAGTGGGGCAACGACGCTGTGAGCAACTGGCAGGCCATTGACCGGGGGACGACGGCGTCCGGTGTGGACAAAACCGCATTTGATCCGGGCGCTGATTTGACGCTCGTTCAGCGCGAACTGGCAAAGGTTGTGCTCCAGCGCGATCAGGATTTCCGCGATGACAAAGGCCTTATCAGCTCCGACAGTTCCGCGACGTATAAAGAACAAATGGAGCGCATTCAGAAGGGTGACGACTTCAATGGCAAGAATGGGCCGGAGAAGCAGCAGGCAGCACTTTCGCAGCTCCAGCGGCTTTTTGAGGCTTCGAGGAAATGATTTGAGAAGGGCGCGCCTTTAATGAGGCCAGCACATGAAATAGGCTTAGGCTGCAATACCCTCAAAGAAAACGGCTCTCAGAAATGGGGGTCGTTTTTTTGCTTGCGCCGATTATCATATATGATATAGCTCCCACAACAACAGCCCCGCAAGGATAAGCTGGATGCCGGACACAAGGCCCGCAACAGCGGAGAACCAAGGAACCGGGAAGCATGATCTTCCTCAGTCGCCCACAAAAGCGACTCACCCTTCACCTCTCTAATTCCCTGCCATCATGGCTAATATTGATACCTTCTATCCAACGATGTTTCAGACATCGTTCGACCAAGTCCTACAGCAGATGGATTCCCGTCTGCTCAACGCCGTTACTCGCGCCGATTTCACCGGCAAAAAGAAATGGTTCAACCTCCTGAATGACAGCGAGGCGCAAGACATCCTCACCCGCAAAGGTGACACTCCTGACGGCGAGTTTGACGGCTCGAAATACTGGCTCACCCAGCGCCCGAAAGAGAAGGTCACGACCTTTGATGAGTGGGACAAGCATTTCCTCGGCACCATCGTTCTTCCGACCTCCGACGAGGTTCAGAGTCACGCCGCCGCCTTCAACCGTGCAATCGACGATGTGCTCATCAGCGCCTTCGATGCGACTCGCTACATCGGCGAGGACGGCACCACGACTGACGCTTTCCCAAGCGGTCAATCCATCGCCTCGAACTATGTTGAGACTGGCGCTGCCGCTCAATCCGGCATGACTGTCGGCAAGCTCCGGCGCGCCAAGTATCTCATGGACGTGAGCGAAGTTCCCGAAGGGGAGCGTTACCTCGTCATGGGTGCTCAAGAGGAGCAAGACCTGCTTCGCGATACCGCCGTGACCTCCGCCGACTTCAACACGGTGAAGACCCTCGTTGAAGGCAACGTTGGAACATTCATGGGCTTCAAGTTCCTGAAGAGCCAGCGCCTGCCAATCGGCACGGTTTCCGCCGTCGCTGACATCCGCTCCTGCTTCGCCTTCCACAAGAGCGCGCTCAAGTTTGCGATGTCTGACCGCCAGACTCGTATGGACGTTCTGCCAATGCGCCGTCACGCGCTGCAAATCCGTTCCACGATGATGCTCGGTGCCGTCCGCACTGAGAACGAAAAAGTGGTGCGTATTTACTGTGATGAAACGCCCTGATCAATGACCTGAGAGGGGCGGTTTAATCGCCGCCCCTTTCTCAACTCTCACCTTCAAACTCTACTCTTATGGCCGCACTTGTTAACTCCTCTCTCTACACCGCCCAAGCTACCGCTTTGCTTGACGGCTCTGAACGCCCGTCTCGCACGGGAACCACTGGCGGGACTCTCAAAGTCCTGCGCGCAACCTACACCACCACCGGCAGCGAAGCCGCGAATGACACGTTCAATCTGTGCTACCTTCCCAAGGGCGCATCGCTTGCCCGTGGCCCCAGCTCGGTTTCGTCCATCGCCACCGGCACCACGCTAACGCTCGACATCGGCACCTCCGCCAATGCCGATATTTATGCTGATGGCATCGTGATGACCAGCGGCGGGACAATCCGGTTTGGCTCCACCGTTGCCGGAACTGCTGGCGACTTGGCTCCGACTGAAGTAACCGACAACAGCGTCGTGATTGTCACCATCGCCTCCGCGAACACGGTGACTGCCGGTGTCGTCCTCTACTTCGACGTTTATTACGTCGATTGGAACTAACTCTCTCCCGGTTGGTTGTTTCGTGGGGAGGCTCCTTTCATGGTGGGAGCCTCCCCTTTTTCCGTAACCATTGGAGACTTTTATGGCCGCTACTGCTACAGAGATTGCAAACCTTGCCATTGCCCACCTGGGCGGGCGTGCGCTGACGGCGCTGGACGCTGACACTTCGCAGCAGGCGGCGAGTCTGCGGAAGTGGTATAACCCTGGCGGCGGCACTCCGGTTTACACCGCGCTCGATGAAGTCTTGCGCGCCCATCCGTGGAACTTTGCCACGATGCGAAAGCGGCAAACAATTACATACGCTTCACTTTCTGGTGGCTCTGCGGTTACGGATTCAGGCGGGCTGATTCAAATCACACACACTTCGCACGGGCTGGCGACTGGTGATCGCTGCTACATCAAAGACGTTGAAGGCGTCACGGTTGCGAACGGCCAATGGTATGTAACACGGGTGGATGCCAACAATTTCACTTTGGACGACTCCGTTTTTGCTGGCACCTACACCGCATCAACGGGCGAGTTTGTCGCTATTCCAGCCTTCGATTGGGACTTCCAGCACATCCCACCAAGCGATTGCTTGCGTGTCATTTCACTCAATGCTGGCGGCGGACAGATGGAAAATGCGGGTGCGGATTTCCAGTTTGAGAAAGGTTTGATTCTCACTGACGAGGAAACAATCAACCTCAAATACATTCAGCGCATCACGGACGTAACCGACTACCCGGCTGACTTTGTGACGGCGTTCTCATTCCTGCTTGCATCCTACATCGCCCAGGACACGCAGGGAGCCACTGGCAGGGCTACTGAAATGCGGCAGTTCTATGAAAAGGCCGTTGCTCCTCCCGTGAAGGCGCGGGACTCGAACGAGGGCAAGGCGCGGAGAATTCCACCATTCAATGACTCGCAGATTGTCGCGGCTCGAATGGGCGGATACTGGACGGGCGGACTCACTGAATAATCATCATGCCACAGTTTCAAACCATCAAGGCAGTCTTTAACGGCGGTGAGATGTCGCCTCTCATGGACGGGCGCACGGATTCAGAGAAATACGCCACGGGATGCCGGTTGCTGGAAAACTTTATCGTGCGCTCCTATGGTGGAGTATTCAAGCGCCCGGGCACTCGCTACGGCACCAGTGGCGCGGATGTAACTGGGTGCGTGAGGCTGATTCCTTTCCGCCGTTCAACCTCCATCAACTTCGTGCTCGGGTTCAAAACGAACGCTATCAAAGTTTGGTCATACTCGGCGGGTGCTTTCACACTCGTTACGACGTTGGTGACGACCTATTCAGAGTCAGAGATTGCGGACCTGCATTACTGCCAGCTTAACGACATCATGCACCTGACGGTTGCCACGGAGCATCCCAAGATCATCACCCGGGCGAATGATGGGACATGGAGCATCACGGATACACCGTTCCAGTTCGCGCCCGCTCTCGATCCTCCTGACGATGCCGTCACGATGACTCTCATGTATGATGCCGCATCATGGGTAACGCTCACAAGCTACAGCGTCGGCGACTTCGTTCTCTACCTGAACGAGCTTTATCGGTGCAAGACGGCAAACTCTGACGCTGCTTTCACGGTGGGCAAATGGGACAAGGCCGTTTATCGTTCCCCGTGGAACGTGGGGCAAACTTACGTTGCTGGTGATGTGGCTGAATACTTCGGCAGTAACTACTTTTGGAAAGGTGTTTCGACTGCCGCGACATCGGCAAACCGTCCCGGCGTTGGCGCTGATTGGGTGCTCATCACCATCACTGACTACCGACTTATTGCCAGCTCTGCCACGTTTGACGCAAACGAAGTTGGTTCTGTCTGGCTGCTTTCCCCAGGTTCAACAAATCGCGTCACATCCGAAGCAATCACGGCAGCGGCGGCCACGATCACAAGCGCGGCTATCTTCATTCAAGGATCGTATCTGGCGCGCACGAATTGGAGTTCATCGGCATCACCGAATCAATGCACGCTTCAACTTCAGGAGTCGCTGGACCGCATCAACTTCACCACAATCAAGGAATGGTATATCAGCGGAAGTCTTGAGGGCACGATCAGCTACACCGCCGACGCCCCGAACACGGGCGGTTGGTATCGTTGGGTATCAATCAAGGCTAGCGCCACGGGCAGCGGGACGATGACCATTGAGCCAGCAGTCGGCAAGCTCGACCTGCCGTTTGAAATTGAGAGCTACACCAGCACGACGGAGGTCAAAGGCGTTCCCAAGCTCGCGGTTGATTCGCTCATTCCAAACGAGGTAATCGGCACGGCTTTCCCTGTGTGGCGCAAGGGCGCGTTCTCAGTCACTCGCGGGTATCCTCGCACGGTGACATTCCACGATTCGCGACTCTGGTTTGCTTCGACTTCCACGGAGCCGATGCGGATGTGGGGCAGTCAGACGGATGACTTTTACACCTTCCTCACTGGCTCGCTGGATACCTCAGGCATCGACGTGACGCTTGCGGCAACGCAGGCGAACGACATCCAGTGGATCACCAGCTTCAAGCGCACGATGGTTATCGGCACCACTGGCGAGGAATGGACTCTCGACAGTGGCGAGCAAGATACTGGACTGACTACTTCAAACGTGCGCCTCCGCCGATGGAGCCGCTACGGTTCATCGAAGCATCAGCCCGTCCTTTCTGGTGATGGGCTTTTGTGGCTCACGCGAGACAACCGCTTGCGTGAGTTTGCTTACGTTTTCGAGAAAGACGGTTATTCCGCGCCTGAGATGACGCTGCTGGCAGAGCACGTCCTTTCAAACTCAGCAAGCGCGGCAGACTCCATCCTTCAAATCACCTATTCGCAGGCACCGGACCCGATTATCTGGATCACGTTCTCCAGCGGGAAGATCGCCGGTTTCACCTATGACCGCGAAAACAATGTGACCGCGTGGCACCGTCACAACACGGGGCCAAGTGGCGGGCATTCGTTCAACTCGCTTTGCACGCTCTACAGCGATTCGACGGCGGCCGACTCGATGATCTTCCTCACGACTCGCGGATCTGTTCAGCAGCTTGAATCCATTGACGGCGTGGTGATGAATGCGGCCATGACCTCCGCCAATCCGACCTACTTCGGACTGGAATCGAGCGTGCTGCAAAGGTTCTGCACCTTCCTCGACTCCTACTACTACGGCACATTTAGCCGGGTGGGCACGACGGTTACTTTCACAGGCGTTACGACTTCCGTCCCCGCATTCATCACAGGCACGGCGCTCACTCTGGGAGCATCGACCACACTCACGACTGGCGAACCGTTCACAGCGACGGTCACAAGCGGCAGCAGTGGCACGGCAGAGTTTACAGACGTTTCCGGCTTCTCATTCGTGGGCGGCACAAAGATGATCGTTGGACTGCAATACGAGGCGAAGCTCATGCCGAATCGCATCGAGGTTCAGCTACAGGATGGAAGCGCGCAGATGCGTCAATGGCGCGTCACTCGCATGGCGTTCCGCGTGTTCAATACGAGTATTCTGCATTGCTACGAATCAAGTGTGAATGCCTATCTTGCGGCCAATCAGGTGATCATGGATGATGCCGATTCATACGGCGGGAGCGTTGCGGCAGCAGGGTCAAGCGTTAACGGCCAAACCCGCCCGCAGCCGTTTAACTTCGATTGGGGGCACGGAAATTCCTTCATCATCGGCTCACGGCATCCCGTGCCTTGCGCCGTGTTGGCGGCTATCATCGAGATTCAGGTCGAGGGAAGCTCAGGCGCGGGCGGCAGTTGACGGGCGCGGGATTCGTGGGATGGGTTCGCATCATCACATGACAATCCGACAATATACCTCCGACGATTTCGCCACCGTGGAGACGTGGGCGAAAGCTCGCGGGCTGACGATCATCCCGCAATTACTCGGTAAAAATGGCTTTTTAATCGAGGACGAAAAGGGGCCGATTGCCTGCGCGTTCGTGTATCTGACCTTCGACGTTCCGCTCGCCTTCATTGACAACCTTTTCACAAGGCCGGGAACGAGCATCAAGAAGTGTCGCGAGGCGTGGGCGATCTTTTGGCGAACAGTTCAAGACTACCTCGCAAATCTGCGATCTTGCGAAGATGGGCCGCTAGGCTATAAAGTAGTTCGGATATTCACCAGAACGCCGCTCGCGAGGTTTCTTCGGGCGGATGGCTGGCATGTCTCCGATCATACTTCTACCCAAGCCGTCTATGTCTTACCGTGATCATACCGATTATGCGCCGCTCTTCACGGGCGGCCCGGTTGGCTTCTATTCCCCCACACGCCCGCCCTGCGGTGAGGTTGTGTCCGGCATCGTCATGTTGGCTCTCGCGGCAACGTCTGCATATATATCGTATGATTCTGCGCAGACGCAGGCGAAGCAGATGGAATACAACTCGCAGGCGCAAGCGGACGCCATCGGTGCGGAGCAAAAGCGGCAGGCGATGGAGGACGAGGAAAACCGCAGGCGTGCCGTTCAGGAGCAACGCAGATTCCGTGCGCAGCAACTCGCCGCGATGGGCGGCAGCGGGGCAATGCTCGGCACTGGAACGAGCCTTGCGCTCGAAGCTGACACCTGGGCGAAGCAGCAGACGGAACTAGCCGACCAGCAGCGCGTGAATGACATCGCGCAGAACCAGCTCGCATATCAGCGTCAATCGACTCTTGCGATGGGCAGCGCGGAGGCTGGCGCAATTCGTGCAAACGCCACAGGGCAGGCGATTAGCTCGCTAGCTTCAACGGCATCCTCGGGATACTCGGCATGGTCAACTCGTCCGCAGAAGACAGCGCCAAAATCAACCGTCACAGTCGGAGGAATGACCACTTACTAACATGGCACGAATCCCCATTCTCAACTCTCCCGCGCAGATCAACACGGGCAACCAAACGCTGCAAACTCCGCAGCTTCCCGCCGTCACAAACGCCAGCATCGGCAAGGCGCTCGGCGACGTGGCAAACGTGGCTTTTGACATCTCCGAGAAGGCCAAGCGAGCGAACGACGTGACGAAGCTGACAGAGGCGAGTCTTGCGATGAACAAGGCGCAGATGGACTTCGCCACGTTCCAGCAGGAACAGCCCGACGAATCGAAGTGGCTTCCTCAATGGAAGAAGCTGACAACCGATCTTGAGACGCAGTTCAACGCCGCTGAGTTGACGCCAGATGCACGTTTGCAACTCTCTGAACAGCTATCGTCTTGGGGAACGCGCGGAACGATCATGGTTCAGGCCAACGCGTTTAAAAAGGCGGGGCAACGGATGGACGCTACCGGAGAGCTTGCGAAAAGAGAGGCTATCAGAACGGGAAACTTGGAGCCAGTTAGGCAGTTTCAGAAAAACCGCGCCGTCGCCGGATTGAGCCGAGGGCCAGAGTTTGACGCTGTTGAATACGCTCAAGTTGAGGATGCATCGAAAGCTAAGAGGCTCCAAGATTTGAGGGCGGAAGAGTCCGAATTAATGCGCCTTGGCAATCAAGGCGACATGAACGCGTGGCAGGACTTGAAGTCGAATTATGATCAGCAGCGCGACTTGGGCGGCTTTGTGGGAAAGAACTATGAGCGCGCCCAAAAGCAGGCCGAGAGGGGCGAGGTGGAATCACTTGTTAAGGCTCGCATTCATGGATCGGACGGATTGCCCGTTGATCTGACTCGCGCCAAAAAGCTCATCGACGGCTCAGACCTGACGCCGCAAACAAAGCTCGAACTTGAAAATGAGATAGTCTCCGCTCGCAATCGTTACGCCAATCAAGACTTGATCAGTTTTGTAAATCGCATGGCGAAAGGTGAGGCAATTGATGGTGAGGATTTCAACTCGCAATACATGGAAGAGGCTGAACTTGCGGAGACTCGGGCCAAGATCAACGAGGCCACGCCAACAACGCCAGAGCAGCAGGCGTCTTTCTATCTCGAAACGATGAAGCTCATCGACGAGTTCGATCCGGTTCAAGCCAAGGAAAACGATTACAGCGAAATGGTGAAAGTGTCGAAAGCTGCGCTGGCAATCCGCAAGGCTCCGCCCCATTTACGGGATATGCTATCGGACGCCATGCAGTCCAAACTTTCCGGCACTGCCGCGAAAACTATCGTTTCGCAAGGCGAGGCAAAAGCGCGTGATATGCTTCTCGAAATCGTGAAGGGCCAAGAGGCTGAATATTTCCAAGGCGAGGGCGCTGATAAAAAACTCAATCCAGCTAAGGCCGGTGAGTGGATGAAGTTTCAGCAAAAGATTTTTAATCTTCAAGCCGACATCTACGAGAGAATCAAAGACGTGAAGGACACAAAGACGATTGATAAGATCGTGCAGGACGCTCTACACGCCGATTATGTGAAGGTGAAAAAGCAGCAGCGTTATACACCATCGGGAAGCGGGTTTGAGAAAGAAACCTCACAATTTGACGGGCCTTATCGCATCCCACTACCACAAGCGCTTCCGGCAGCCCCCGCAAAAAATCCATTCCTACCATCGTTTAACGCCTTTCAACAATGAGTCCACAAGACACGCTCCGCCGCGCTATCATCAACGATGAGTTTCCAGATGATCCAGACATGGAGCGGCTTTTCACGCCAGCCGGTGAAGACCTGTTGAAGCTGAATCGAAACATCGCGCTGTCGGCGTGGATGAGTCAGGTTTCACGGAGCGACATCAACGCGGGATCGGCAACGTGGCAGGCTGACAAAGACGCTCTTGTTCAAGGCTACTTCAAGAATCCAACGGCAACCAACGTGTCGGATGAGCAGCTTCACAGCCTCGTCAAAACTCACATCCAGACAGCAGAGGAAGCCGCCGACATGGCCGCAAACATGGCGCTCCAAGGCAAGACCTCATTCGAGGCGCTGAAGGAACTGAACACGAAGCGCGGGCCGTCGCTCGTCCGTCCAATCTGGGACAGATACAGCAAAGACCTCATTCAGCGTCATTCCGCCCTATCTCAGAAGCTCGCGCCGTATCGCGGCATCGTGGATGCTGCATCATCGAAGCTCGGCAAGGAGATGGAATGGAGTGTGCCGACAACTCAGAAGTTTCAGGAGGTGGCGACTCAGCTTCTGCAGGTTCCCGAGGAAGACCGCAACCTCGTCATTTCAGCCATTGGTGCGACAGGTGGGGCAACTGCAGAGGAGCGCGCAAGCTACCTCTCCAAGCTCGCGGGCGCAATGGGGCGCATGACTGAAACAATGGGTTCGGCTATCGCGTCAGATGTCGAATCTGCATCGCTGGCCGAGACTGTCGTTTCTCTTCAAGAGGCGGGACAGATGGACTTTGCCCGCAAGATGGAAAAGAACATCCAAGGGCGGCAGGAGTTCAATCTCCTCACGCAGCAAATCCGCCAAGTCGCAGACTCCGAAGTTTCACCGATCAAGGGCGATAACTGGTGGTCACAAACCGGCATCGACGTTGCGCGCATGGCTCCGCAGGTGGCCGTTACCGTGGCAAACCCGATAATTGGCACGGCGGCAAACCTTTCCTATTTCCGCGCAACCGTGGCAGCAGAGGCAAAGCAGGAAGACCCGTCTTTGACCTATCAGCAGGCAGATACAATCGGCGCTCTCACATCTCCATTCAATACTGCCATCGAAACCGTCACGGCGCTGATTCCGTTCGGCAAGGTCAAGCTGCCATTCGTGCAAAAGTGGCTTTCCACTGCCACCACGAGCGTCATGGGCACGGCTCGCAAGTTCGTCGTTCGTGCGGGGGCCACGGTTCCGATTGAAATCGGCGAGGAAATGATTCAAGCCATCGCGCCTCTATGGTCGCAAGAACTTCTTCACGCTCTCAAGACTGATATGCCAGATGTTGATTGGGAAAAACGGATGCCCGACTTCTCCCAGATCGCCGCGCAGACTTGGGGGCCTGCTTTGGTCTTTGGCCTTGTCGGCGGCGGCGCGGCATCGATCAACGACATCAAGCAAGGGCGCGCTCTCGCGTCTGACCGTGATACGATGGTTGCAACCGGCATGGCTCCCGCGATGGCCGATCAAATCGCTACCGCCGCCGAGTCTGGCGACTGGTCAAAAGCTGACTCGCTATTCAGGCAAGAGTTCGTTTCGACCACGAAAGCCACCGATGAGGAAAAGACGGCGGCAGTTGCTCGAATCATCGAGACGCAAAAGGCGCAGGAAGGTTTCCGCTCAAGCTCCGAACGTGGGGCGGATGCGTTGGAGCAAGCGCAGACAATCGAGAAGGCGATGGAGTCACTGTCACGCGCTCGCGTCTTCCGTGACGCCGAGGGGTGGGCTGTGGAGGAGATGGACACCAACGACATTGTGCGTGTCGGCTCCCGCGAGGAAGCTGTGAACCTCGCTTATTCCCGATTGGACGACAACGCCCGCGAGGAAGCGCAATCCATGGCGAAGGTCTTGGAGGCGTATTCATCCGGTGGCGACGTGCTCGAGCTCGACCTTGGCCGCACGATGGACCTGAGCGAGACGGGCGACAGTGAAGCCGCAATGAAGGAAGCCGCAACAACGGAGGCAATGCTGAACGGCATGAGCCGCGAGCAGGCCGAGAAAATCACATGGATGGTCTTGGGGAGCAACCGCCTCGAAACCGTGGAAGGCGTGCGCCGTGCCGTGTCTCGGCTGTTCAGCGGCGCGGGAGTCATGGACGCCATCGAGGAGCCAGTTGAAGCACGCTTTCAGGCTGGACTAGAGCAGGGCGTCTTTACCTCTGACGAGGCCATGAGCTTTGTAAAGATCGCCGCCGAGGTTATGCGCGCCCCCGAGTTGGTCACGACTGCGGAAAGCTCTGCGCGTGGCCTTATCGAGGCCGTATCTGACATCGTGATGGCTGACACCTTCGGACAGCGCAAAGACGGCAGGAAGGGCGTAGCGGGCGCTGTTACGGCAGGCCTAAAGGCGCGACTCCGCCGACAAGCCGAGTTGAGCGGGGCAGAGTCGAAGTTCGCCGCGTTTCTCGCTGCCTTCCGTCGATTCTTCAAGCAAGTCTTCCAACGCTCGCGGGCACTGCTGAAAGCGCGCAAAGAGGGCAAGCTCTCGAACGACTTTGACGAGTTTCTTGATACGCTCATGCAGGTTGATCCGCAGCGCCGCCACGAAGCCGCAGCCGCGAAGGAAGCGATGGAGATCGCGCAGGAGGGCAATATGCCGTTCAGTCTTGGCTATCTCGGGAATGTTCAGGACTCGGGTAACGTGCAGTTGAAGTCTGTGGACCTCGCGCGAGGCACGCATGAAAGCGAGGGGCTGGATCAGGGCAGCGAGGGCATGGGGACATTCCGCTACCGCAAGGATAACGAGACGGTTTATTGGCATCTCCCGCCCGGCGAACTGAGAAAAGAATCGGCGGCGTCTGCGCTAGAGCGGAAGGGCTTCAATGTGAAGCGTCATATTGTGATGGTTTACGGGTCCGAGTCGGCACTGTTGGCGCATGGGCTTGACCGCGACGTGGCGCGCAGTGCTTTCTCCCTTGCCCCCCGCTCCCTGCCCGAAGTGGGGGAGGTAACGGAATCTCAAGAGGTTCCAATTCGCGAAAACCTAAAGTTTTTGGACGCTGTAGAATCCGACGACACCAAAGAACAAAATTTTATTGCCGCCCGTTACTTTCGTAACTTCCTTGATCGTGTTAAAAGTCGGGGATGGCAGCGTGGCGATGACTACCATTCCGCATTCATCCGCGCAAAAATCATCAAGACAGGCAGCAGCCGCATCTCAAACTCAACTTATTTTACGGTTCTGGCAGAGCTTAAGGAACAAGGGACAAGCGCGGAAATTTGGGCCGACCGTGAGGGATTGTCTTGGGATCGTGATGAAGACACTGGCAAACTAACTGTGACTTTTGATGTGCGCGTTTCTGACCACGAAGCCACCGACTCTGCGGTGACTCACGCCGATATTGAGGTGGATGTGGAGAAGGTAAACGCCAGCGATACTCCGTGGCTTGATCTATCTGATATATTCTTTCCAGAACTTGCAGACATAATCGAAAGTAAATATTTTGGCGAGCCTAAACCATCCTTCTCGTTGGCTCCGCGCTCACTCCCCGAAGTAGCCGACACGATCCTCGCCGCGAAGGAGTCGCTGGAGATCGCGCAGGCTGGGAATATGGCGTTCAGCCTCGCGCCAGGACTGCGAAAAGAGTTCACTGTTGAGGCTTTCCACGGCACCGACTCTAAACGATTCGATGAGTTTAACATCTCCAAGCTGGCAAGCGGCACTGGCAATGAGGGGTTGTTTTCCGCAGGTTTCTACTTCTCTCCAAACAAAGAGGGCGCATCCGACTACGGCAAGAATCTGATGTCAGTAAAGCTACGAGTGAAGAATCCGCTCACGGTTCCTGATAGCATGCCAGTGATGATGCGAGGCGATGACTCTGCGGATTATTGGACGGCGTTTGACGCTCAAATGAAAGGCGCATTAAAGAGCGTTTTTTCAGCCAATGACTTCAATGAAGTTGATCGAGTTGACTCTATCCAGATGGATGAAACTTTTGTTGGAAGTTTTAGCCGAGCTTACAAGGCTCTGTCCGGTGTCAGTTTGCCGCCATCGAAAGCGGCGGAAGTTTCCGCAGTATTGATTCAGCGTGCAGGATTCGATGCCGTTTACGCGGTGGATGACGCTGGCAAAACTACAGAGATTGTCGTTTATGATCCAAAGAACGTCTTGATTGAGAAGTTCAACGGCAAGCCCGTTTCTGGTGCATCATTCTCACTCACTCCGCAGGATACCGAATACATCGCCGCCGTAGAGTCCGGCGACATGGCAAAGGCTCAGGCTATGGTGGACGAGGCGGCGAAGGCGGCGGGGTATGGTAGCGGCATCCTAAAGCACGGGAGTCGACAGACTGAATTTTCGGCATTTGACCCCGAGCGGAATCGCGAGCAGCCATTCGCTAACGGAAAGAAGCCCTGGTTTTTTGCTAAAAATGAAGGCACGGCGCGCACCTACGGCCCCAATATCGCAGACTATCTACTAAAGCTGGATCACCCACTTGAAATTCATGAAATCGTCGGGCGCGATTCCGATGGAGAATATCAGCGAGAAGCGTTCATGCTGGAAGATGCATATCAAGCCCTCCCAGAGGATGTTCGAGATCTTCTGGAGGAAGCGAAGGACGGAGAGGCGGATACAGATTCACTCGTGAAAGAAATGATTTCGTCCGGCAGGGCTGTGGGAAGTTATGCGAAAGCTTTCAAGAAATGGGGGCGCTCTGACAGTGACGGCGTAATAGCTTACGACACGCTTGATACTATGGGGCCGGGGGATCGAGACAACATTTACATTGTATTCGACCCATCCCAGATCAAATCCGCCGACCCCGTAATCTACGACGAGTCAGGCCAAGTCATCCCGCTCTCCCAGCGGTTCAACGATGCGTCGCCAGACATCAGTTTCTCCCTCGCTCCGCGCTCACTCCCCGAAGTAGCCGACACGATCCTCGCCGCGCAGATGAAAAAGCCTGCGTTTTTCGAGGCGTTCGTCACGCTGGCGAGGCGGAAGATGGAGAAGCTGTGGAAGGATGGCGACTGGCGCGTTGATAAACGCGGCATCGCATCGAAGCGCGTCGGCTTTGATTCCCGCATGGCTGGCGTTCGTTCCACGGAGAACATCGAAGCTGAGCGCAAGTTTCGGCTACGCTCTCGGCAGCGCGAGTTGATCGACGCGGGAATGTTGGCGCTGGCACCTGAAACGCTGGCCGCGTATGACGCTGGCGTGGCATCGCTCGAAGATGTGCCGATGGTGAAGGACATGCTTGGCAAGGTTGGGAAAATCATGTCGAAGGGCGCGGCTCAAAAGTCGGGCAAACTCAAGACTGACGGCGTTGGAAGTGCTGGCGACTACGACGGCGCGCCCCGACTTCCTCCCGCATGGTATGCCAAGAGTGGCGGCAGTATGCCCTATGAAATCGCGCAGCAGTTGCATGATCTTGGGCATCTAAACGACGCTTACGCCGATACTCTCTGGGAAGCTCTCCGCTCGGCCATCTACTCGACACGCACGGCTAACGAGGCGTTCAAGAAAGCCCGTGAAGCCGTGCGCAAAGTCGAAGCCGATGCCCTGGCACAAGCCAAGAAGGAGTCTGACCAGTGGGCGAAGGACGAGACGGCCAAGATCCCCACGGAGAAAGAGCGCCAGATGATGGCCCTCCGCACGCTCGATGCCATCCTCTCCGCGTTCCCTCCCGAGATTCGCGCCAAGGTGGGCGGATTCGTGAAGCTCGCCGAACACAATAGCGACGCCGCGCGGGAAAAGGAAATCACCCGCAGGCTCGCCAAACTGGAGGAGGTGATCGAGGAGGAGGCTAAGAAGCACTACACGGCCAAAGTCGAAAAGCTCTTCAAACGATTCGCTCCCAAAAAGGAGGCTGGCAAAAAGGCGACTGGTCAACTCGATCCTGACGCGCAGGAACTGGTGGACGCCGCCCGTGCCGCGATGGGTTACGATGACACCCGAACACGCGCAGAACTCGCCGCGATTGACTCCATGCTGGCAGAGGATGGGCTGACGACTGAGCGCGAAGTTCAACTCGAACGGCAGCGCGAGCTTGTGCAACTCTTCGGCGACTTCGACAACGCAGAATCAACGCGCATGGAATCCGCCGCTGACGCACTCGAAGACACCGCAACGGAAGGATGGGCCAAGTGGAAGCTGAAAAAGATCATGGAGCGCGAACGCAGGACGGAAGCGCGGCAGGCTCTCATTGCTGACACTGGCAAGCCATCCATCGGCAAGGAGCGCGACAAGCAGAACAAATGGGCAAAGACCAAGTTCGGCAAAGCGTTCTCGGCGCTTCTCAACGTCTCCAGCTTCGCGGAGCTTCTACGCTTCGAGTTCGGAGAGAAGAGCGAAATGGCGCGCAGTCTGGAAGATCAGGAGCGCAAAGCGGCCTATGCCTACGAGGATGCCATGCAGGCCTTTGGTGATCGTGTCGGCGACTTCTTTGCCACACTAGCGGGCGGTCGTCTTGCAGGCGAGCAACTACGCTTTGATCTGGCGCAACCTACGCTCACCGTGGGCACGGGTGACAACGAGCGCAGCATGTCGCAACTCCAGGGCATCCAGGCGCTTCTCATGTGGCAGCAGGAAGACGGTAGGCGTCACATGGAAGGATCATTCGATGAGAACGGCAAACCTTCCGGCAAGTGGCACTATGGCGAGGAATGGATTGCCGATCTTGAAAGCAAGCTCTCGCCGGAAGCCTATCAGGTGAAGGCGTTCCTCGAAGGTCTTTACGGCGAGGAGTATCAACCACTGAACGCTGTCTATCGTCAGCGCCACGGCGTCAACCTGCCCAAGAATGAGCGATATTCACCGATCACCGTTCAGCCAATGCAGGCGAAAGCAGGCGAGATGGTTGATCCTGTTTCAGGATTCGCTGTCACTGGATCGATTCTCACGCCGGGCGGGCTACGCACTCGAAACAAGCGGGCAGTCGCTGAGCCGCGCTTTGACGATGCGGTGCAAATTTTCCTCGGGCACTCGCGCCAGATGGAACATTGGAAAGCATATTACGACTTCGCCACGGAAGCGCAGGCTGTCTTGCTGAATCGCGAAGTGACAAACGCCGTGGAAGCGAAGGGTAGCACGCAGGCTGTGACCGTGCTCAAGAAATGGGTGGATCAATTCGCACAAGGCGGAAGTCGTGACGCTCAATCTGGCCTTGAGATTTCCAGCGTCTATTCCCGCGCATCTGGTCGTGCCGCCCGTGTGGCGCTGCTTGGCCGAATCTCCACGTTGCTGATTCAGTCGGGGCAGCTTGCCGCCGCATCGGTCAAGATGCCCCTTGGCGCGTATTTGAAGCGACTCGGGATGCTGCTTTCTGGCAATCTCGATTACACTGCCGCCGTCAATTCGCCGTTCATCCAACGCCGATACAAGACCGCGCCGCCCATTGTTCAGCAGGCTCTCGCAGGCGTCGGTGACATCAAGCGTCCAAACGTCTTATCGTCCACCACTCCGCGCATTCTCGGCAACGCTTTATCCGGCGCTGACGCCCTTTTCACTGGTGGCACCTATGCAATCATCTTGGACTATCACCGCAGCGTCACAGGGCCAGCAATGGGATTGCAGGGCGCGGAACTGGAAACCTTCGCGCAGATGGAGGCGGAACGCGATACGGAGGCTGTGGCACAACCTGTTCGCGCCGGCACAAGGTCAATCTTTGAGAACACGCTGACGAGTCCGCTGGCAAAGACTGGATTCGCGTTCGCGTCGGAAGCTCGGCAAAAGATCGCGCTGGCAGCATGGGCGGCGAGTCGGGCAAAGACCGATCCCGCGCAGGCCGCAAAGGTCGCGTTCCTCACCTTCATCGTCGGCGGTCTTGTAACTCAGGTTCTCAAAAACCTCTGGCGCGAGGCCAAGGACGACGACGATGAAAAGATGTGGAGTGCCGAACGTCTTGTGAAAGCCACGATTGCAGGGCCGCTGCATGGCGTTCCTGGCGTGTCTGAACTCATGGGCGACCCGGGCCTTTTCTCCGGCCTCGCGTGGTCAATGGGTGGCGTGAAGAAGATCGCGACAAAAGCGATGGAAGACGACTTGGACGAGGTGACAATGCGCGACATTGAGAACGCGCTCTCTGCCGCTGGATACTTCAACGACACGGCAGCGGGAGTCGCTGGGCTTTCACATCTCGGGTTCGACTTCGCGAAGATCCTGCAAGCTCTGGCGGAGGAGGATTAAGGCGGGGGGAATAAAGCCTCAGCAATGCGGAAGCTCCGAGAATTTGCAGCCTAGTTGGTGGCACTTGGCAGAAGGGTCAGATCGTCGTTCTTCTCCTCGAATGATAGAGACCAGCCTGAACGTTGCCTCCCATGAGACGCACGATGGTAGGCCAGCCATAAAATCATCCGCAGGACGTGGGGCGTAGTCGGTGGCGTCGATGGTCATAATGTGATGATGTGATGATGAAAGCGGAGCGTGCTGCTCGCTCAATTCTCCGTCCTGCCCAAATTCCGTCAACTTTTATTCCTTGCGAATTTGCCAGAGGCAATGATATATGATGCAGCTATGAACGCAAATCGAGATCACTCCTCCAAAGGCTATAAGGTCAACGCTGGGACTGCCAACGTGGAGCATAATTTCTACGGCTTTACAGTTGTCGCCGAGTCAGTCATTAACGCTCTCACCGCACCAACCGGCACCGGGCAGGAAAACAGCGCCTACGACGGCGATGAATCCGGTATTGCTGGCGTGACTCTGCCAGTCGGTTACTATCCTATTCGTGGCAGCGCGATTGATCTCACATCCGGCACCGTCATTCTTTGGACCGAATAAACCATGCCAGCTCTCGGACTAGCTCTCGGACTGTCACCCCAGCGACCCGCTCCCGCTGGGGTTGTGCCGCCAGCGACTCCCACGGGTTTTGCGGCGACGGCGCAGGAGAGTGCCGTGCTTTTGAGCTGGGACGCCCAGCCAGAGGCGGATACCTTCGATATTGTGTTTTCTTTGGAAGACAATTTCGGCACGGCCGCAAGTTTAGCCAGTGGAGTGACGGTCACCAGCTTCACTCATGACGCCGGTGAAAGCATCCAAGTGGGCGAAAAATACTATTACTGGATCAAAGCCGTCAATGCTGGCGGGGAATCGGATTATGCAGTCCGTGTCACAGCCCGCAGTTTTGTGACGCTGACCTCTACTGCGAACCGAAATTTCACAACGCCAGCAGGAACCTGGACCTTAGACACTGTTTTGTTTGGCAACACCAGCACGCCAGTCGGAATTAACATCTCCTTTGGCGGCAACGATTACAGTTCAGTCGGTGATGGCACTTGGGAAAATGCGAACACGTCTGAGATCGAAAATCCATCCATCTCAGGCGCTTTTCAAATCTCCAAGAGCCTTGGCGGGAACTTCACCTTCTGGGATGCCGAACCACCTTAAACACACATCATCATGAAATACACTCTCACCACCGACGCCAGCGGCGCTTTATCCATCGAATCGGCACCAGCATTTGTCCCACCGCTTGGCTTGGTGATTCCTGCCAACCAAACCGTCAAAGCAGATATTCCAAACAGCCGCACTTTAGCCAGCCTTTTCGGCGGCTCTTCCCCGGCGATCCCCATTGGTTTCAGTGTCGAGACTTATGCAGGAGGGATGTTTGCCAGAGACAACGGCTACTGGGTCAATGAAGAAACCTCGGCCAATGCAGACAGCACCAGCATCTCGGGCGTGGTTTTCCTGCACAATATCGCTTCTTACGACATCGGCATCACTTGGTGATCAGCCTCCGCCGCCACCGCACGCACCCAAGCCTAAAGAGTGAATCAGTCCAAACTTTCACTTTCATGAGTCCAGAACAATACCTTCTTGCTGGCATCTCTGGCGTCACTGCCGGACTGTGTTTTCTGTTCAACATCCTGCGCGTTAAATCCGACGCCTGCGAGAAATGGAGGTCAGAAAAAGAGCCGATTATTAACCTCATGGCTCAAAAGCTGGGCATTGCGGAAGGCGCGCTGAATATGATCGACCACTGCCCGCAGCCGGGATGCCCGTATGCGGGCAAGGTAGAGTCTCAAACTTTTTCTCTCGACAAAGCAGACAAGGAAACCAAAAAAAAGCCATGAACTACCTACTCAAAAACTGGAAAACTTCACTCGCCGGAGTCGTCACGATTGCTGGAGTGATCACCGCCACTTGGCTCCCTCAATACGCTGATGAGCTTGCCAAAGCCATTGGTGTGCTGGCTGGACTCGGACTGCTTGCGGCCAAGGACGGCAACAAGACCGGCGTATGACCTTCATCGCTGCCATCACGGCGTTCCTTCATGCATCTACGGCGGCATTGAAGGTGATGCCTTGGCTGGCTGCTTGGAAGTCCTCGCGTGATCTGGAACGTCTCACTCTAAAAATCATCCGTCATGAAGCCGCCAACACTCCTGCTGACCGCCGCGCTGCTGATGAGCTGCGGGTGTTCCTCCCGGCCCGTCGCCGACTCAATGACGCTCTACTCGCCGCCCTTCCTGAAACTGCCGCCGGGCACCGTGATCCAAACATCCCAAGGGCGGTATCAGTCCCAGACTGACGAGGTCTGGCACAGCGATGCGGAATATCAAAAGCGCGTGCGGGAGGCGCTGACACGGTGATTACTCTCGGCATCATCTTCACCACCCTTGCGCTGATTATCTTCGCGCTGATGGCCATTGTTAGCGAGATAACTAAAAACGATTACGACGAATGAAACTGGCGCAAAAAATCACAGAACTCGCACGCTTTGAACTCGGCACTGAGGAGGTCAACGGCTCCAACTGTGGACCTCGCGTGAACGAATACAAGGGAGCAACAAACCTGCCGCCTGCGGAGTCGTGGCCGTGGTGCGCTGCTTTCATTTGCTGGCTTGTGCGTGAGGCCTTGAAGGCAACCGGCATCAAGGAGACGGCGACATTCAAAAGGCCACGCACAGCGAGCGCATGGGGATTTGAGGGATGGTCACTCGCCCAGGATGCTACAACGCAGACGCGCAAGCCTCACGGCGGCGACATCAAGCCGGGCGACATCGTGGTTTTTACGTTCTCTCATATCGGGCTGGCAATCTCCGCCCCTGACAAAGACGGCAACGTGAAGACCATCGAAGGCAACAGCAACTTGCAAGGCTCGCGTGAAGGTGGGGCCGTTGGCATCCACACTCGCAGACTTTCGCAGATTAGGAGCCGCATCAGGTTCACGATATGACACCAACCGGCACAGAGTCGCGAGTCTGCCAAGACATCGCAGAGCGGCAGCAAAAGGGAATCGCCAAGTATGGGGCGACTGTGGAGGCGAACCCGCTCACGTTGCGCGAATGGTTGCAGCACGCTTACGAGGAAACTCTTGATAAGGCTGTGTATCTCAAGCGAGCGATGGAGGAGATGGACAAGTGACTGACTGGGAAAAGATCGCCGCGCATTTCAACGCTTCTGCCAAGTGCCGACGCCGCAGGGAATCAAAGCCGCAAGTGAGCTATGAGCCGGGATGCCTAACGATAGGCTGCGAGCATCCATCCTGCGCGTGCCGTATGAATCTGCACGGTGACGAAAAGCCGACGCTCACGGAGATATTGAAGGATTGGCAGGAGCGGCACGGCTAGCTCTCACTTTTGAGAATTATTTTTCGTGATTTATTGATTTGAATGTTGATAGCGTTTCGGCGTGTGGTTCTATGTCTCGTCATCAAGACATCATCACCATGAGCATTCAAGAAAACACCATCGGGCTTAAATACAACGTCGGCCAATTTGTTAAAGACGCCATCAACCCAGTACGTCGCGGGAAGATTGTCGGATTCATTGCGCCAATTGGAACAGCAGGAGAGTGGTCGTATGACGTTCTTTGGTTTGACGTTGGTTCCGGTGGCGGTTGGCGCGACTGTGATTTGATCCCCGCCCTTTAATCACTCAACGGGGCCGCGCATCCTACACGCGAAAATCATCACCCATGAAAACCCAAATCGACATCAACGACCCGCTGCATTTCCGCGCCAAGGTCTATGCAGCCTGCAACAAAACGACGCTCTCCGCGCTCGTCAACGAAGGGCTTGCCGACCTCCTCAAGCGCAAGCAGGCCAAAACCGGCAATCCTATGCGCCTCAGAAAGGAGAAGCCATGAGCGCTCCGCGTAAATTCTACCCCGTCCCTCCGCGCAACCCAGCACTTGATCAGTTCCGTGGTCGTCAATGGAGCGAGTCTGCATTCTTCCCCGCAGCGCCACGACTCCGCCGCGTTGCTCGCAAGTTCCGGCCTTCGGGCAGGGTGTTTATCATCTCCAGGTTTGAGCCAACTGACAGCGCTGGCGGCTCTTGCGTTCGGCGGGCATTTGCAGTCGTCGCCTCTGACGTGATCGCCGCAGACAACCGCATTTCCGCACTTTACCCATGAACGCAAAACAAGCACTCAAGGCGTGCGAGCGCCTTTCAGCCGATTACGGTTTTATCGTCACCGAACGGCAGCACCTTTGCCGCCACACTGACGGCAGCAGCAGCGACAATCCAGAGTTCAGCGTCTGCATTTTCTATCATGGCGACATGACTGAGCGCCTTGTGAGCACGGCAGGCTTTAGAGAACTCATCCCTCAAGTTAAAGCCTTTGTTAAACAATGAAACTCGGCCTCGCCATCATCTTCATCATCGCACTATGAACAACGACTTCACACCCTGGATCGAAGCTCTCGGCAAGCGCGAATATACTCGCGCCAAGTTTTTCAAAGCCGTTTTTGCAAAGCTAGAAGAGCTTGGTTTTACTCTTCAAAATCAAGATGCTATTGACGGCGGATACAGGCTTGAATTCCAACTTGGCGACAAGTGGGTAATCGCTGACCGCTACTCGTCCTTTCCCGTCGCTGGAGAGACTCCCGGCATTCACCTCTACGACGAGACGAATTCATGGGAAGCCAGTTTTACTGCCTACGCCCCGCTTTTGCTGGTTATGACGGCACTCGACTTCCTCAACACTCAAGACAATGACTGAAAATCAAAAGGCTATCATCGGCATCATCATTGTCGTTATCATTCACGCCATTTTCATCACCACCTTCCACTTCGCCCAATGAATCTATCCCGCTTTAAATTCCGCAGTTCGTCACAGGATCGCGTCACGGATCGCCGCCCGCAGTTTTACCTCCGGCTTGACGATCACCAGCGCGCCAACTCGCCACGCCAGCGGAGGCTTTCGGCAGAGCGAAACCTCGTTCTAGCTCGCTACCATGAAATCGCTTCCGCCATCATCGGCGGTGTCATCCTTGCCATCCTCGTCATTCTCTTTTTCCTTGTCTAATCCCACATCATGAAAATCATCGCGTCAATACCCCAAAAATACGACAATCCACGCTATGTAATTGAAGCCTCAACGGAGGAAGTCGCTGCAATCTGCCTCAATCCGCATCCATACCCCGAAGTTACAGTTACAGACAAGGAGGGGAAGATCCTTTCACGCGGATGCAAAGAGTTGCAGCCATGTGACGAAATCGCGCCAGATGTTTCCAAGTCCGTTCGTGAAACCGTGAGTCAATTTCTTTCGTCTCGGTCTGAGATTGAGAGCGCAATGAAGACGCTTCGCGGAGCTATGACTAAGCTTTCAAATCTCAGTTTTGAGTAACACAACCCCACATCATCACTACTATGTGCAACTTCAAATCAGCTCTCGTAATTCGAGACGAAACCAAAAAAGGAGGCTTCGAGCTTTTCCTTTCACCGTGGACCGAATCACATTCGACTCTTATGATTATGCGCGGCCTCAAAGACGGCTCACGCATCTCTTGCGCTCGCGTGGAATTTTCTCCGCCATCCCTCGAAACCGCTCACCAGATTGAGACTTACAGGCTGAGACTTGATGAAGAGCGTAAGCCCTCATGGTGGAGTGATGAAATGGCGACAGCCGTGGCGCAAAAGATGGCTGTTTATATCAAATCCTGCATCATCACTGGCGACGCTGCTATTTTGATCGGGGGCCAATTCATTTTGGGCGGCAACGCTAGAGTTGAGTGTGCTCAATCGTGCATTATTACAGCCATGTATGGCTCGTCCGTCGTGGAGTCCATGTATGGCTCGTCCGTCGTGGGGTCTATGTCTGGCTCGTCCGTCGTGGAGTCCATGTATGGCTCGTCCGTTGTGGGGTCTATGTATGGCTCGTCCGTGGTGGGGTCTATGTATGGCTCGTCCGTCGTGGAGTCCATGTATGGCTCGTCCGTCGTGGAGTCCATGTCTGGCTCGTCCGTCGTGGAGTCTATGTCTGGCTCGTCCGTCGTGGAGTCCATGTATGACTCGTCCGTCGTGGAGTCCATGTCTGACTCGTCCGTCGTGGAGTCCATGTATGACTCGTCCAAAAAACCAACAAATAAACTTTAATACCATCACCATGAGCAATCCACTCGACCAATCCACTACAGAAACGCGCATCGCGGAACGCATCAATACCGGCACTGTGCAAACCATTGGCACCAGTTCAAACGGAGGCCTTGCGTTCAATGACGCCTCTCAAATGATGGAGTTCGCAAAGATGATGGCAGTCGCACAAGTGGCAGTTCCGAAGCATCTCCGCAACAGTCCCGGCGCCTGCCTCGCTGTCTGCATCCAAGCCTCCGAATGGCAGATGTCACCCTTCGCCGTGGCAAACAAAAGCTACAGCGTGAATGACCGGCTGGCCTATGAGGCCCAGCTTATCAACGCCGTGATCCTCAAGCGTGCTCCGATTCGTGGACGCTTCAAAATCGACTACTCCGGCGATGGTCAAAAGCGCAAATGCAAAGTCTCTGCCACGCTCACGGATGGTGAAACCGTGGAATACGAGTCGCCCGAGATCGGCTCCATCAAGGTCAAGAACTCGCCGCTGTGGCAGTCCGACCCCGACCAGCAGCTTTTCTACTTCTCGTCGCGCTCCATGTGCCGCCGCCACTTTCCTGACGTTCTGCTTGGTGTTTACACGCCGGAAGACATTCAAGAGCTTGAGCCTCGCGATGTGACGCCCAAAGCCGAGAACTCGCCCCTTTTCAAAACTCTCGCGGCAAAATCGCCGCAGACTGCCGCCTCTCCTGCATCCATTGGAGATGGGGCGCAGGCATCACAAAACGAGGCGGCAGAATCCCTTTTGATCGACACTGAGCCGGTCACGCTCGCGGATCAACTCTCCGCCAAGCTCGCCGCCGCTGGGCTGAAATGGTCCGACGTGCTCGCTAAGCTCCAAGAGTCAGGCATGGGCGGCGACACGTTCACGTCCCTCGAATCCGCCGACGAGGTGACTCTGCGTGACGCGCTTGAGCACTTCCCCGGCATCGCGAAAGCTCTCACGAAAGGAGGGAAGTAATGAGCACGACCTACAACAACCCGTTCCCGAACGTCCCCAGCGCATCGAAGCTCCATCGCATCATGGCGTGTCCCGCCAGTCACAAGGCCGAGCAAGCCGCAGTCGACGTGCCGGAAGACACCCGAGACGCCGACGAGGGGCAGGACGTTCACAGCGTCCTCTCCGGCGACCTCAGCGCCGATGATGTGAGCTATTCAGCCGCACAGACTGCGGAGATGTGCGAGGCTCAAGTTCAGCAACTCCTCCGCGAGTGGCCCGAATGTTTCGAGGAGCCGCGTGGCTACAAGGAAATCAGATATGGCCTAACCGACATCGGGGCCGTCATGGAGGTTCACGAAGGCGCGAAAGCCAACTTCCTCTTCACTGGTCAACTGGATGCGCTCTATGTTTGCGGCCCTCACGGTTTGCTCATCGACTTCAAAGCCCTGCACGGAAAGCACGCTAGCGCGCTCAAAAACCCGCAACTCATGGGTCTTGCCGTTCTGGTGGCGAGGCGGCACAAGCTGACGAGTCTCCGAGTGGCACTGGTGCAACCTTGGAAGGGAAAGCCGACAACCGCAGATTATGACAATCCGACATTAGCCAGGGCACAAGTTCAGTTGCTCGACTGGCTATTGCGCGAGCAGTCGGCATCGCCAGATGACCGCTTTGCTGGCGAACATTGCACCTACTGCAAGGCTCGATTCACTTGCCAAACATTCCAATCCGCGAACATCGAAGCTCTCGATGTGATCCAGCCGGAAACCATCGCGGGAGACTCGAAGCATCAAGCCGCCGTGATCTTTGCTCGCATGGCAGAGTTGAGCATCCCGCAGCTTGTCCACATTCAAAAGAACGTGAGGCAGATGATGGGCGTGTTTCTCGCAAGTCATGCTGCTGTTTTCAAACAGCGCGTGGAGGCTGGCGAGATTCCGGGCTACACGCTGAAAGAGAAATCAGGACGCCGCAAGATAACCAGCGTCGGCACGGCCTACGAGCGCGCTGCCGCTCATGGCGTCACTGCGGAGGCGTTCGCGGCTAAGTGCTCACTCAGCCTGAAAGGGCTTAACGAAGCTCTCAAAGATGCGACAAAGGCCAAAGGAAAGGCACTAGAGTCGCTTGCGGACGAAGTTCTCCACGGCATTACTGACACGGGAAAGCCCACTTTTGAAGTCGTGGAAATCGCGGCCATCGAGTAAATCATCATCACATCATCACATCATCACAATGACACTATCCGAACTATTGGAGCGAAAGCGCCATGCTTACGACGACCTTGGATTTGAGCCGAGTTTCATCCCATCCGACGCTTTCGACTTTCAGCGGGCGCTCATTACTTGGGCAGTCAAAAAAGGCCGCTCATCTATCTTTGCAGACTGCGGCCTGGGTAAGTCGCTGATGCAACTCACCTTTGCTGAAAACGTGGTCAGGCAATGCGCCAAGCCTGTTCTCGTTATGACTCCGCTGGCAGTCGCCCCGCAGATGGTTGAAGAGGCGGCGAAGTTTGGGATTGAAGCCTGCCGATCAAACGATGGCAAGTTTCCAAGCGGCTCGCGTGTGGTCGTCACGAACTACGAACGTCTTCACCACTTCGACCCGAACGACTTCGTTGGTGCTGTCTGCGATGAGTCCAGCATCTTAAAAAACTGCGACGGCATCATCAAGGCTCAAGTCACCGACTTCATGCGCAAGATGAGCTTTCGCCTGCTTTGCACCGCCACACCATCGCCGAACGATTTGATTGAACTCGGCACATCCTCGGAAGCTCTCGGCTACATGGGCTTTAACGACATGCTAACGACTTTCTTCAAGAAGGCGGAAGATCAAACGACGAACAGCCGCAAAGACGAGTTCCGTTCTGGTGTCTGGCGCTTTAAAGGTCACGCTGAGGAACACTTTTTCCGCTGGGTTTGCTCGTGGGCGCGGGCCGTTCGCAAGCCTTCCGATCTCGGGTTTAGCGACAAGGGTTTTGATCTGCCTGAACTTATCACGCGAGAAACGACGGTATCGAATGATAAGCCCATCGACGGCTTCCTCTTCACTCTGCCCGCCGTTGGCCTTTCTGAACAGCGGAGGGAGCGAAGGATTACCATTGATCAGCGATGCTCTGAGGCTGCAAAGCTCGCCTTAGATCACGATGGCGCGACTGTTTCATGGTGCTATTTAAACACCGAGGGCGACACGCTGGAAAAGATGATCGCTGGCGCTGTGCAAGTGAGCGGCGCGGACTCAATGGAGTTCAAGGAGGAGGTGTTCACAGCCTTCGCTAAGGGGCAGATTTTGAAGCTCGTCACAAAGCCAGAAATTGCAGGGTTTGGCCTGAACTGGCAACACTGCCACCATCAAACATTCTTTCCATCCCACTCATTCGAGCAGCTTTATCAAGCCATTCGCCGGAGCTGGCGCTTTGGTCAAAAGATGCCGGTTACTATCGACCTGATTACTTCCGAGGGCGAGCAAGGTGTTCTAAAAAACGTCATGCGCAAAGCCCACAACGCGGAACTCATGTTCGCAAATCTTGTGCGAAACATGGGGCAAGAAAACCATCTCACCACTGAGAAAAAACATAACCAACAAATCATCACACCATCATGGCTGTCCTAGACCAAACACATACCGACCGATATTCACTCTACAACGGAGATTGCATCGCTGTCATGCAAGACCTGCCAAACGAGAGCATACACCTCTCGATTTACTCGCCGCCATTCTGCGCGCTTTACACCTACTCGAACGACCTCCGCGACCTTTCCAACTCGCGAAACTACGAGGAGTTCATGGCGCATTATGAGTTGGTGGTTGCGGAGATTTCACGGATCACGAAGCCGGGCCGATGCACCGCCGTTCATGCGATGGACATTCCCGACTCTTGCAACGTCGGCAACTTCCTGTCCGACTTCCCCGGCGACATCATCCGAATGCACCAACGGCACGGCTTCAAATACGTCGCACGTCATCACATTTGGAAAGAGCCTCTGGCCGTCCGACTCCGCACGATGGCGAAGGGCTTGGCTCACAAGACCATCTGCGACGACTCCTCTCTCTGCGATGTCGCGGGAGCCGATTACCTCCTCATGTTCCGCAAGGAAGGAAAGAATGAGGTTCCAGTGAGTCACGAGCGCGGTCTGCTGGAATACTTCGGCGAGGATCAGCCGCCGCACGATCTTCACCAGTTCCGAGGCATGAAGAGCGACCAAAAGCTTAACCGTTACTCCCATTGGTGCTGGCGTCGGTATGCGTCGTCATCGTGGCATGACATCCGCCTCTCGAACTGCCTACCATATCAGGAGGCGCGAGACGCTGACGACGAGAAACACGTTCACCCGCTCCAACTGGACGTTATCGCCCGCGCTATCGAGCTTCGCACGAATCCCGGTGAGGTTGTTCTCACTCCATTTATGGGCGTTGGTAGCGAAGTTTATCAGGCTGTTGCTATGGGTCGTAAAGCCATCGGCGCGGAGTTGAAGCCGTCTTACTATCGGCAGGCCGTGAAGAATCTGGAAATGGCAGGCCATAAACGCGAGCAAGATGAGATGCCGCTTTTTGCTAATGCCGAAATGGAAGGAGATATGGATTAATGCAATCAATCACCATCACGTTTCCAATCCCGTCTTCCAAACTGGCGCAGAACGGGCGTAGTCACTGGCGGCAAAAGGCGAAGCTCACGAAGCAGACGCGGCTTTCAGCCTGCTACCTCGCCTTGTCTGCGCTCAAGCTGATGAATGCGGAGCCGCCTCGCTGGCAGAAAGCGTCCTGCAAAGTCGCTGCATTCTTCCCGACGCTGAACTTTCCTGATCCGCTAAACCTGCTCGAACGGTGCAAGACGCTGATCGACGGTATCCAGGATGCTGGAATCATCAAAGACGACTCCGGCCTATGGCCTGAGCGTCCGACCATCGCCAAAGACAAAGACAATCCACGGATAGAGATAACGATAACACCGGAAGCATAATCATCACCATGAAAACCTACCCCTACACCGCGCCGGAAGGCATCATCGAACTGGTCGAAAAGTCGCAATATGACGAGCTTCGACTCGAACTCGAACGCGAACTTAACGCCGCCAAAGCCGCGCTCTCAGGCCGCACGGTGTCTTGCTCCAACTGCAATGCGCTGGCGGCAGAAAACGCGAAGATGCGCGCCACGATGCAGATCATTTACGACGCCGCTGATAGCTGTGCTGATGGCGCTCCTGATGCTTCTGATCACGACAAACTTTGCCTAGAACTCACTCACACTCTCCAACCCCACCTCAAATGACATCATCACGCAACTCCACCGCAACCGTTCAATTCTCCGACGCCGCACGCGCTGCCGGACTCCACCTTCGCGGCATCTCGAAAGCTGGCGTCGAACTCCTCGCACGCATCCAGTCGGAGCCGATTCCGATGCAAAAACGCCAGCGCGGGAAGAATAATCAGCCGACGCCTTCGCGCCAGTCTCACTGCTCAATCGGGCCGCTGATCCGGCATCATCTCGCGATGCTCCGAAACGAATTTTATGTGACCACGCCTGCCGGTGACAACTACCTCGCCAGCATGAGGAGGGCTGGGCTGCTGTGAACACTCAACCAACCAGTAAAGAGTTTGCCGACCTGCTGCGAGCTTGGCGCGCAGACAATGAGTTCTCCCAAAGGGACGCAGCTTGCGTGCTCGGCATCAACAAGCGCACGTTGGAAAATTGGGAGCAGGAGCGCGCCATGATCACAGGCTACGGCTTGCAACAGCTACTCCGCAAACTTCACCAAAAACGCATCAAACTTCCGCGCTCATGATCCTCAAAGATGAATCCTCATTCAAAGCCTACTACGTCTGTTTTGAGCGTCCACCAGGTAGTCAACTCTGGACGCTGGCATATCGCCGTCCTGGAGGCGTGTTCATTAGCATGAACCGAAAAGACGCGGCGGATTTTGCCAAGCATGTAATGCAAAAAGGCAACTGTTCGCGAGTTCACCGCATCCTGCTTCCAGCAGCTACCGACGATCAACTTTATGCCGACATTGATTTTTAAGCCATGAACACGCCACCAAAGACCTGCCGCCGCTGCCTGGGCAAAGGCCGCATTCTGGCAAACAGCGGGAATGGTCGCACGGAGCCGTGCCCGAAGTGCTCGACGGTCAAACTCAACGGAACTCAACCCAACGAACAAAAATGAAAAAGCTCAACATCTCAATCAACCTGCTCCAACTCCAAGGATCCGTCCGCGCAACCGTCAAAGGCGAGGATTGCGTGATCCTTCGACTCGAAAAGTCACGCGCCAAGCCTCACCAGAACGGCAAGGTTTACCTCAACCTCGAAGCCGTGGCGAACAAGAACGGAGTGGATGATTACGGAAACTCGCATTTCATCGTGGAGCCGTCCACCAAAGAGGAACGCGAATCAGGAGCCGCAAAACTGCCCATCATCGGCAACGGCAAGGAGTGGTCAAACGAAGGGCAGTAATCCCACACGACCGCGCCAACTCGCACCACTCGCAACATCCCCAGGGCGCAACCGCAGCCAGATCACACGCCCGAGGGTGATGACATTCCGTTCTAGCAAACACCTTGCCCACCCGAGCCGACGAAGTAGAATAACGGTCAACCGTTATAAGTAACGGTCCATAACGCCATGCCGAACTATACCAAGCTATTCAACTCCATCGTCACCTCCACAATCTGGACCGAGGACGACAAAACCCGCATCGTATGGATTACCATGCTGGCGATGTCCGATCAAAACGGCGAGGTGCACGCCAGCGTCCCGGGCTTGGCTCGCGTGGCTGGCGTTACATTGGCCGACTGTGAACTTGCTCTCGGCAAACTTCTCGGTCCCGATCCATACTCACGAACGCCTGATAATGAAGGCCGTAGGATTGCGCCAATCGACGGCGGATGGGAGCTTTTGAACCACCGGAAGTATCGGGCGATGGCCTCACGGGAGGACGAAAAGAAGTCGAACGCAGTCCGGCAGGAGCGGTTTAGAGCGCGTCACGCTCCAGTAACGGACAGTAACGCCCCCATAACGCCGAATAACGGTCACATAACGGGAATCATGCATATAGCAGATACAGACTCAGAATCAGATTCAAAAGCAGATACAGAATCCAAACCCAAACCCAAGAAGTCGCCTGCGGCTCCAGATGGTTTCGATGAATTCTGGCAAGCCTACCCGAACAAGAAGGGGAAAGCCGATGCTCTCAAATCCTGGAATAGGGACAAGCCAGACATCAAAACCGTGCTCGATGCACTGTCCTGGCAAAAGCGCCACGAGTCATGGACGAAAGACGGCGGGAAATACATCCCGCATCCCTCCAAGTGGCTAAACGGCAAACGCTACGAGGATGAAAAACCAAAGGTCAAAATGATGTCATGCCTTAACGATTACCTACCAATCGGCCCGATGGATGGAGCACTACCACGCGGACACTCCTGCCTATGAATCCAAAACCACTCAGCACTGAGGAAGTTCTAGCGAACTGCAACCGCGCCCTGCCCTTCTCCGACGACGCAGAAAAAGGCGTCCTATCTAGCTTCCTGCAAGACCCCGTGAACCGACTCGGAGAGGCGAGGCTGAATCTCTCACCGTCCGCTTTTTATCATGAGGCGAATCGAATGGTTTTTGTGAAACTGTGCGAACTCTATGACAAGGCGCTACCGATTGATCCCGTGCTCGTCTCGAACGTGCTGCGAGATCAAAACCTTCTCGACAAGGTGGGCGGTCCCGCTGCCATCACCGAGTTATTCACATTCGTTCCGTCGCCTGCGCACTTCCGCCACTACCTCAAGATTGTGGAGGATCACCACGCTGCTCGCCGGAACATTGACGCCCACGCCCGCGCTCTGACTGAGTTCTTCGCGCCAAGTCTCGACTTGTCCGCTGCCATCACCGCCGCAGAGGAACACGTTTTAGGCGCTGCCAACGGCATCATCCGCCGAATGACCCGCAAGACCATGAAGGAGGCGATTAGCGAGACTCTGGACGGCATCGAGGAGCATTTAAAATTAGCCGGTGCGCTGCCAGGATTCCCGACTGGCTTCCAGGTGATCGACAAGGCCACGGGTGGACTGCGGAAAGGGAAAGTAACGGTATTCGCTGGCCTGCCATCGGACGGGAAATCCGCCATCATGCAGAATTGCGCCCGTGTTGCCCTACGCTCTGGCGCTAGGGTGGGCTGGTATTCGCTGGAAATGCCGCTCCCCGAGGTCACGGCGCGCATTCTGTGTGAAGACAGCGGAGTTGACGCAGGCGACCTCTACGGCGGTATAATGAGCCGCGCACAGCAGGAGATGCTCCAACGGTCAATCCGGCAGCTTTCCGAAATGGGCGCTGACATCGTGGAAACGGACGGTTACACCGCCACTGAGATTCTGGCCGACATCGCCGCCAGCAATTACGACCTTGCCGTGGTCGATTACCTGCAACTCATGGAATACGACGGCAGGAAGGGTGCGACACGGGAGGAAATCATCGCGTCAATCTCCCGGCGCATGAAGCAGGTGGCGAAAAAGAGCGGATGCCACATTCTTACCGCGTCACAACTCAACGATCAAGGCAAGCTCCGCGAGTCTCGCGCCATCGGTCAAGACGCTGACAACGTGTTCCTCGTCCACAAGCATCCCACAGAGGAGGGCGACGGCTACGACGATACCAAGCGCATTCTCTTTTGTGAGAAAAACCGAGGCGGGAAACGTCACTGGCAAGCCCCCTTGCTTTTCAACGGCCCCACATTCACATTCAAGGAGGTTCCACAAGATGAAAACTGAGCAATCCCTCGCCCGAATCTTCGCCATCTGCGATCACGTCGCGGAGTCTGGAAAACCGATCAGAACTGAGTCAGAGGCGAAGGAATATTCACGCTTTTGGATGAACGCTCAAGTGGAGGATTCTTCATTCTCCGGCTAACGCTGATTTCAGGCAACCCGAAACGAAGGATTAAAACCATGAGAACAACTGATATTCCAACGCCGATAGATACGGCAGGCCAGACCCAAGAGGGATTGCCTGCAAAGGTTTGTTCATCTTGCGTTGACGGCACGCAAACCGCCGAAGGTCGCACATTCCCATGCCCATGCTGCCGCCCTCGTGAGGCGCTGGATTGGGCGCAAAAAATATTTGAGTCACACATGTTAAAACAACTTCCACTCAACCTTCGTCCCGCTTGGGCTCAGTAAGCCGAACGACCAAACGCAGCAACCCCATAGGGCATGACCATGATGGACTCACCACCGCCAGCAACCGCCGCCGAAGCGGCAGACTCTCAACCTGCGACAGATGGCCCTATGGGGTTAGCTGCCGTGCCGTGTTCGCCGCCTTGGACACCCAGGACGAAGAAGGCCCTGGCGCTTGCTTTGAGGTCCGCAAAACTCCACGGCGAAAGCTATGTCGGAGTGGAACACATGCTCTACGGACTCGCCAGCGATGACAGCCATGTGAGCCTGATGCTCTCACAGGCCGGCATAACACCCGCCAGCATCGCTGCAAAATACGACTGGCATGAGAGCAAGTGTTTCTGCGGTGGCCACGGCTGGGTGATGCTCGTCGGAACCGGCGCTCCCAATCGCAAGATCGCGTGCCCCGACTGTGCGGCGAACGACCAAACGCAGCAACTCGGTGGGGGCAAGTGACTACCGCCGAAGCTGCCAAACCTACACCAACGAAAATCGTGAATACTACAGAACGCCCCACCGAGTTAGCTGCCGTGCCGGGTTCGGCTTTGGCCGATCTCTGCGCCAGCCTGAGTGAGCAAAAAGACAGATACGACGGCTACAAGCTGCAATCTGAGCGGTCAGGCAACATTGGCTGGGCGGCTAGGTATGGCGACATAGCCGACGTTTACGAGCACTGCATAGACAGGATCGAAGCGCTGATGAGTAAGCCGAACAGCTCGGATCGACCGGGAGACGCGGCAAACGGAACTCTTCTCTCCCCTGAACGACCAAACGCAGCAACCCCATAGGGCATGACCACGATGGACTCACCACTACCAGCAACCGCCGCCGAAGCGGCAGACTCTCAACCTGCGACAGATGGCCCTATGGGGTTAGCTGCCGTGCCGTGTTCTGACGATTCCTTATCGTCACGATGGACGGAGGAGCAACGTGAACGCGCCCGCAACATCGTCAACGACATCGCGGAGGACATCGACAACGGCGAATCCCGTGAGGTGCTTCGTGAAGCGCTGGCGATCTACGCAGACTTTCTGTGGGACTCGCACCAATTCAAAGGGGACACCCTGCTAGAAAAGACGCTCGTCGCACTGCAAGCCCTGGAGCGCACGCAGAGTCAGAACGTAGAGATCAGGGGCGCGGAACTAGCTGCCTCGACACCACCCACCAGATCGCCCGCGTTCCCTGAATCGACTGGTTAGCCTCCGTTTTTCTTTATGAAACCTCCAACCTTCGCGCCTTTTTTCGCCTGCCTATACCCCGGACTGTGTGAAGTCGCCCGCTCTCATGGATACGCCCTTGCGATTCACGGCACCGTGACAGCCGACCTTGACCTGATCGCCGTGCCGTGGACAGACCAAGCAATCAGCTCAGAGGCGCTACGCCAAGCACTCATGGATCACATCGGCGGGTGCGGCTACGATGACCTGCTACGCCGCCAAGGGCTGAACGAGGAGCACGTCGCGCAGATCATGGCGCGCAAAGAATCGCGGATGGCCCACACTGGCGAAGCGAAACCGCATGGGCGCATCGCGTGGAACCTCTACCTCGACGCCGGAGCGAAGGTGGACTTGTCGGTTCTTCCTCTGGCTAACGCCTAGCTGACGCACCCCGAAACGAAGCCACAAATCTATGAATAACCAGAAATTGAAATCGAAGCCTGAAACCGTTGAACAACCCAGCGGTGAGGGGTTGCAGTCCAGCGCCTTGTTCGGCCTTGTGGTCGCAGTGGACTTTGATGGGACCTGTGTCACGCATGAGTTCCCGAAAGTGGGGCGAGAAATCGGAGCTGCGCGAGTGCTCAAGCGCATGGTAGAGGAAGGCGCGAAGCTCATCCTCTGGACGATGCGAAGCGATAACCGGCCCGCTACCCACGCACGAAACGGGGAACCGATGGAAAACCCGAATCCTCTCACCGATGCGGTGGCGTGGTTCGAGAGTCACGGAATCCCGCTCTTCGGAATCCAGCGCAACCCGACGCAAGACTTGTGGACATCTAGCCCGAAATGCTACGCGAAAATCTACATCGACGACGCCGCTCTCGGATGCCCTCTCAAGTCGGGATTGAAGGGTGAACGCTCCTACGTCGATTGGGATGCCGTCGAAGCAATTCTTTGGCCGAACGACAAGGCTCAGGCGACCCCGACACGGCACGCCGCAAACACTTAAAACCATGAATAAAATTGACGCTACTACAACACGCCCAAGGGGGTCGCCTGCTGCCGCTTGTTCTGCTTTGGCCGGCAAACTTGCCATGCTTGGTGATAACGTAAAACGATTCTATGATCTTTGCCTGCTTGTCCATGAATCCAAGGAAGAAATGAAACTGCTAGATCAGCAATTCGTGGACATAACGAATGAAGCGATTGCCGAGGACGCGGTGGAATGGTTCATTTCGGGCAGAGACGTAACGGCGCAGCGAGAATGGGAGGCAGCGCATCCAGGCTGGCGATGCACTGGCACTGGCATACGCAAATGTAAGCAGAACCGCAAAAGGTGACTCACAGAGTCCCGCCAAAAATCTATGAATACACAAGAAAACACCGACGGGACTTTGTTGAAGTCCACCGCCTTGTTCGCCTTCTTGGACGAGGAACGAACGAAGCAACGAGCAAAGGCAGACGCTAAACGCCGAGAACAGCGTGACGCTCAACTCATGGCAGAAATGCACGATGAATGCCGCTATGTGATCGAGGACATTATCGACCGCGTGAAAAAGCTAGAGGCTGAATATCGTGAGGCGAACGCATAGCTGACAGACCGCCATGAACACCACCGAAACAAACGCCCAAAGCCCCGCTGGCGGTTCTGTCCAGCGCCTTGTTAGGCATCACCGGACGCCCCACGGCCACACCCGTGACTGCCGATACGTCACCAAGAACAAGAGCTGCAACTGCATGACCAAGGCGGAGCGCCGGCGCTATCTGGCTTGGCTCGAAACCACCCAAACGCCATGAGTGAGCCTCGCCACGCGCCACGCCCTGACTCTACAGGATGGTGGTATGATTGCAAAATGCAGCGCTGGCGCTGGTGCGCTCATGACGCTGGAATGGGATTCTGCGCCTCCGCCAGCAAGGGCTATGGCCACTTTTGGCGCGTCTCAAACTACAAGCCTCAAGAAGGGCGATGGCACGGCCCAGTGCGGACGCCGAACAAAGAGCTAACCGACTGAGCCAAAGCGAAGTTCGGTTCAGTGGCAGTTCTGCGAATAAGCTTGACGCATTTTCCATAAAGTGGGTATAATCCAGCACGAACGACGAAATTCATCACATGATCGACCCAGCAAAGCCACTCCAAGACTCTCAGCATGAACGCTTTGCGTGTGAGCTTGCAAAGGGTGCTTCGCAGAATGAGGCTTACGAGTTGGCGGGATTTAAGTCTCACACCGGTAACGCTTCACGACTGAGAGCAAATGAGAGCGTTTCTCAACGAGTGCTTTGGCTCAAGACTCAGGCAGCATCTGATACGGTTTTATCCATGATCGAGAAGCGACAAATCTGCGCAGAGATTGCCAGAGGTGGAGAGGATAAAGACCGGCTTGCGGCTATCAAAGTGGACAATGATCTTGCTGTTGAAGGCGCTGAAGCTGCGGCGAATAAGGCCCTCGAAGTAATCATCCGCAAACTGTGACCATCGAGCTACCTCACCGCTTCAC